AGAGGTTTTTACGGAACAACTCTTTATAGAGCTATGATGCTTGAGGGATTTCAACCAACTAAAGAAGTATACGACACAGCTATTAATAAAATAATAACAGTGTTTGATCTTCCTCCGAGTGAACAACAAAGATCCACAGCAATATCAATTTTTAATGAATTAAAAAATCCTAGTAATAGTAAAAATGCTTATGAAACTCCAGATCTTTTCTTAAATAATATAAAAGGTGGACAATTAAAAGGAAAAACATTAAAGAACTTACCTGAAATTAGAGAAGCTTTGGGTGAGATAAGACCTCAATCATACAAAGAAGGTTCTGAATGGAGACAAGCTTTAACAGATGAGACTGTTGCAGCAGGTGCCACTATATCTAAAGTTGGTGCTTTGGTAGCAAATATAAAAGTTTACGATGATATAAGGTATCTTAATGATAACGCATTGGCAAAAGGCACAACACCATTTTTAAAAACTGTTAAAGATTTAGAAGCAGTAAACATAAATACTTTAGATCCTCAAACTAAAAAGTTAAGAGATAGCATTACAATAAAAGATAAAACTGGTAAGGATGTTGAGTATCTAAAGTTCAATGATAAGCAAGGTGCTTTACAAGATACCTATGCACCAAAGGTTTTTGTTGATGCTGTTACAGGATCTACAAAAGCTTTTAAAATTGAAGCACCTGATATTTTAATGAATACTTATAAAGGTTTATTAGCTTTAAAGACAGTAGGACAATACAACAAAACTTTATTATCTGTTGGTGCTCATATAAGAAACAATACTAGTATCCCTCTTTTTGCAGCTATGAATGGAAACCTTGGGCCTTCTGCCGACTTTTTAGGAACTCTTAAAAAATCTTTTGCTGGTGTGCTTGATCCTAAAGGAAAAACAAAATACAACAAAGAACTTAAAGAAGGAAGAGAGTACGGAATTGTTGTAGGAAGAGGAACACAGTTAGAAGAAATAGCTGACGTTGCTTCTTATGCTGATAGAGATATTGGTTTAATGAAAAAATTACAATCAAACGGTCTTACATCTAGGTTAGCTAAGGCAGTTGATGTTGCTAGAAAACCTATTGAAAGAGTTTACACAGGATCAGATAACGCTGCTAGGTGGATTAATTGGAATGGCGAACAGGCAAAGCTTGCCAAGGTTATAGCTGACTCTGCTGATGATGCTTTTATTCCTGTCAATGCTGCTAAGAGTTTTTCTGATTCTAATATTCAAAAGTTTATTAGATCAGATCGTACTATCAATGTTGGGGATTTAAGATCTGCTGGCGATGATGCTTTAGATAAATTTATTAAAGGTGAAGCAGCTGACATAGCTTTGAATGTAACTCCTACCTACTCAAGAACTCCTCAGATAGTAAAAGAATTAAAATTTATACCAGTCTTCGGTAACTTTACAGCTTTTCCCTCTGAGATTATAAGAAATACTGGTAATACCATGTCAAGAGGTATTAAAGAATTAACAAGTAACAATGCAGAATTACAAAAAGTAGGAATGAGAAGACTAACATCTGCACTAACAACAACTGTTGGAGTTCCAGCAGGTTTAGTTGCAACGGGTTTAGCTTTAACAGGTGCAAAACAAGAACAAATAGACGCATACAAAAGATCATTTGCTGCACCCTGGGAAAAGACTGCGACTATGATTCCAACAAGCACTGATTCATCGGGTAACATTACAGGCTTTATTAATTATAGTTATACCAATCCTTATGATTATTTACAAAGACCAGTTAGAGCTGTATTAAATGCAGTTGCCACTGGCAATAGAAACGAAGCTAGTCTAATGAGCATAGCAAGCAACTCAACAGTAGACATGATAGGAGAAATGGCAAATCCTTTCTTATCAACAAGTATAGGTACCAATGCTTTGCTTGAAGCTAAAGCTGGTAAAACTTCAACAGGTAAAATTATTTATAACGAATCAGATCAGCTAGGAGATGTGATGGGAAAATCAATGGTACATGTTTTTAATTCCATAGCACCCACAGCACTTCCTTTCTCAATACAAGTTGATGCAGAGGGCACTCAATTTGTTCCTAAAGATTTTGCAACAGCGGCAGCCTCTGTCTTTACAGGAGAAAAAGATTTAATTAGTCCAAAGGGAAAACCTATTGATGTGGCAGAGACAATGGTACAGGCTTTCTCTGGCATTAAAGTTGTTAAACCACAGCTAGAAAGATCTCTATATTACAAAGCAGCAGAGTCTAAGAGAGCTATAAGAGAAACAACTAATGAATTTAATAGATTGCTCAGATCAAATAACAGAAGAGATGCAGAGGGTTTTGTTAAAGGTTACATCAATACAAACGAAGACAGATACAATTCTTTAAGAACTCTTTACACAGCTATAGAAGATGCAAGAACATTAGGAGTTCCTGATTATGCTATTAGCGAACAGTTAAAGATTGCTAAAGTAGCAAACAGAGACTTGGTTATGTTGGGTATATTTAAACCTAGCGATATTAATCAAGACGTACTTAACTTTGCTGTACAAGGAACAGATATTAAAGCACCGCAGGACGTACCTGTTGGAGACTTAGCCTCTGCCTCATTAGACTTAACTGGACAATCTTTACAAGGACAGTTTCAAGCACCTAATCTTGCTCAACCTAGCAGAGCATCTCAGTTATTAAGAGAAGAAGAAGAAAGAAAAATACTAGGAATATAACTTGTACAACAAATACGGGGCAAAGAAAGTAAAGCTAGACGGCTATACTTTTGACAGTAAGCTTGAGGCCGCTAGATACAATCACCTTAAAGAACTAGAAGAGCAAGGCCTAATCTCTGACATAGAAATACATCCACCCTTCCCATGTTTTGTTAATGAGAAGAAGGTATGTCTTTACAAGGCTGACTTTAAATATAAGAACATCAATGGTGATGAGATCATAGAAGATACTAAGGGCATAGAGACACCCATGTTTAGATTAAAGAAGAAACTTGTTGAAGCTCTCTACCCCGATATAAAAATTATAATAGTAAAGAAAGCCAGGGATTAGAAAGGCGTACCTGTCTCAACCCAGGGTCTAATGCTTGAGATACTTCCATCCATTAACTTCTTAATAGCATCACACTGCTCTAGTAATTCTTTTGGAAAGCCACTGTTGATTACTTCTATCAGCTCCTCACTAGAATAAAGGTTGTCTTCTTTAGATCCTTTCTTCTCAGCTACATTAATAAACTTAAAGCCATCCTTCTCATACATAACAAAGTTATCATCCACTTCGATAACAGTAGCTGGTATCAGCTCTGGTATATAGTTATGTCTTGGACATCCCTTAGTCTGTCTCTCTTCGCTTATCTTCTTGTCATGCTGTGAACACTGCCAATGTGCATCCCCTTTCTTTACATCAACACTAGAGAAGCGACATGATCTACAGTGAACTTTATCTGGCAAAGATCTGCCAAGGTATGCGGCCCTCTCCTTAACAGACATGAAGCTACGGATTCTGTAGTCAGTCTCGGGTATGTAATTGTCTGGTGGTGTATTGGTTAGCAATAGATTCTCAGCCTTCTCCATCAACATCTCAAACTTTAAGTAATCAAAGTCAACGATCTCCGTATACAGAGCTGAGTTGTTCTTGTTATAAACAATGGCTATGCAATGATCTAATTTAAACAGCCCCATGTATAGATGGATCTGTGCGTCATACTCTTCTGACCAGTTGCAATAGCTACCTAGCTTCTCTAGGTTCTTGAAACGACTATCGTTAGCTGTCTTGAATTCTAATAAGTATCTGGTGTTCTCTCTTAAGCCTGGTAAGTTCTCAGCCATACCATCCATGTGTCCCTTGACATGCCCTCCAAGGGCTTCAGTTCTAAACTGCTTGCCATCCTCTTGTACGTCATAGATGATTGCGTTTGGTATCTTACGTAGCTTCTCAATCAAATGTTCTTCTACTACGTTACCCAGGTCTAGTAGTCTGAGAACTCTTGGCTCCCAATCGTCTGGCATAAGCCAGCGGTATCTCATCCAAAGGAGTCTCTGATTAGGATTACCGATACCGCTGATGCCTAAATAAAATCGTTGCCTTCTCTCGGCATTTGTTTCTACCTCATCTAGTAGGTTGTTAATTGTCATAACATTATCTCCTCATTATTCTTTGTTCTTATCCCTATTACATTCTCATACTTGCCCTGCTTCTGTAAAACAATCTCAGCTATGTTCTCGAAAGCACCACTGTTTATTAGTTCAGCGGCCATCCAAGGCTGATTGGGTGATCCCCATTTGTCTGCTATCTTCTTCCACTTACGAACTGCCATGTTGTGTGCAGTAGGATGACCAAACATTAGTGGCATCTTCTTAGGGAAAAACTCATTCTTAACTGTAAAGATAACCTGACAATACTCACTGCCGTTATGGGACTTGGTTACTGTTGCATAGATATCTGTAACAGGTTTGTATCTTGGCTTGGCCTTCTCTCTCTCATCAGACAGGACAGCTTGTCTCTCTGCCTTAGTTCTTTTAGCAGCTTCCTTTTCTTTCCTAGTCTCTAACTCTTCAAACTTCTTAGCTCCTTCAAATACCTGGTCGCACTCAATACATTTCTTAGCAGCAGGTAGGTTGATGGCCTTACAACTTGAGCAGATCTTAGGATGGTATTTGGCGGGTGCTGATTGATCAGGCTGAACCTCATCAAGACAGCCATGCCTGGCAACATTCTCTCCGTAGTCTAGTAGTAGGCAGTTATCCTTATCCTCGTGAAGCCTCATGCCCCTGCCACACATCTGGACAAACAAGCCTACACTTTGAGTCGGTCTAAGTAACGCTATGCAGTCAGCTCTAGGTGCATCCCAACCTTCAGTCAAGACACCCACGTTACATATAGCATGAATAGATCCGTTGTTAAACTTCTCTAATACATCCTCTCTCTTTTCTTTTGGTGTCTCTCCAGTGACGCACTCAGCCATAATGCCGTAGGTTTTTAAACACTGGGTCATCTTCTCCGCATGTAATACTGATACGCAAAAGAATACTGTTGCTGTTCTGCCCTTGGTATAGGCGTTATCAATCCAGTCGTTAACAACCTCTATGATAGTAGTGTCAACCATGGCTATCTTTTCTAGCTCTCTCTCTTTGAAGTCTCCGTTCTTAAACTTTAATCCTACTGATCCTGCATCAATGATTGCATGTTCATTCACCGCATAGGCAGATAGCCTACATAAGAATCCACTGCGTATAAGATCGGGTATAGATACTGAGTAAGACAAGTCCTTAAAGAAATGATCTTTACGATTGCCATATATATAACCTTGCCCCATACGATATGGTGTAGCAGTACAGCCCATGACGTTCATGGGTTTCCTATCAGACAAAGTTGTTATGATCTTCTTGTACCTGGTATGGGAACTTGGCGGTACGTTATGTGCTTCATCTATAATCATATAGTCAAAGCTACCGACAGCATCTAATCTCTTAGGTGATGCCAAGGTATCACGACTAGCAACAAGGATCTGTGAATCAATCTCGTATCGCTTCATCCCTGCGGCCAAGACTCCAACAGGAGCTTCTGGCCATACCATTTTTAATTTAGTTTCTGCTTGCTCTACTAACTCTTTTCTATGAGCCATCACTAGGAATCTAGCCGTAGGATCTTTAGCCAATACTTCTTTAATGAAGTGAGAAAAGATAATGGTCTTACCTGCCGCTGTAGGCAAAGCAATCAAAGCATGATCCTCTGCTGGGCGTGTGGCAAACCAATGGTGTAGAGAATCTATTGCATCTCTTTGATAGTATCTAAGTTTCAATGTACTATCTTTTCAACTTCTTCCTTAGTATCAAAATCAAAACCTGGTATCTCCATGTGGTTGTTTACCATGTTAAGTATTAATTCTAGGGCTTCTGTTTGTGTGTGTGAGAACTTAAAAGATAGATCAATAGCAAACCTGGTTAGGGTTACTATTGCCGATCTTGAATCAAGTTCTTTTAATGTCCATTCATCTAAACAATTTTGCACGTCTTCTATTACCTTGTCACAAGTTTGTTTATCCAAATATTCTATGAATTTTTTTTCGTTTATCATCTTTAATATCCACGTTTAATAATGTTAATTTAGCTTCTTTAACTTTAGTATCTAACTCAGACGGCAAGCTGTCAAAATTTTGATCTAACGAGTTCAACAAAGATGTCATTGAATCTACCAAGGCCTTAGCCTCTCTCTTATCTATAGCCATACATTTCTCCAAAAATATATTAAGGTATATACTACCTAAGGGTGCGAGGAGTAGCCTCGGTATTGAGACTACTCACTCGATTTATTATCTACAAAAATTCTCTCTCCTTATAGATAAATTATTTGTCCCAATCAAAGCCATCGTCATTAGACTTTGGTTCTGCTTTGGGACTTTGCGAAGGAGCTGATGTACTACTCTTCGTTTCAACTGCAAGAAACCTAGCAATCTTATTCTTATCAGCCCATTTCGTTCCGTCTCCCTTGTCTCCACCAACTTCTACTTTGACGTTGGCTTTGAAAGGAATGTTCAACATACTCTCAAGTTGCTCTATACCAAAGGCATCCACATCAGGTTCCATACCCATTGCTTTCCTCCAGTCTCTTAGTCTGCTTATAGACACATTCAACCCAGCTCCTGCAAGCATGAAGGTTTCCCAGATCTTACGACCTGATTGTGTAGGGCCTGTCACATCGAATGTGATATTCAAGTAGGCATCACCCTTAGCACTTGTTTTATTCTCCCATCCAGTAGCTACGAACTCGTAGTCACCGACTGGCATAAGGTCAAACGACCCACTTTTTTCCTCGACATTGGTCAAGTTAATTTCAAAATCAGACATATTATTCTCCTTTAGATTTTAAAGATTCTTTAAATGCAGTCATGAACGCTGTCCAATCAAGATCCAAAGGGGCATTCCCCAAGTCAACTCGACTCTTAGCATCAAAGGCTGCGGTGTATTTATGAAACAACTTACGCTTGCCATATGACACAGCCCTGGTTGTTTCCTTAAAACCCTGCCCACTAGTACGAGTTGATACCTCGTAGTTCGCAAACAGGTTGAAGTCTACCCACTCACGTATCATTGCTGATACTTTCTTATGAGTAGCCATCTCCCAACGATCGTAGGGCTCACGCTCTGGATCGTTAAAAGTTCTTATGCCCACATGAGAAAGCAAGATGATGTGCATCTTCTTCTTTTGTAGGGCATCAAACATTCTTAGAAGTCTGCCAAATAATTCAGCAGATTCTGTGAAACCTTTTCCGTAACCCATTGATTCAATAGACTTAAGGTTATGGTTAGCACAAACTTTTTGTTGCACTAACTTCTCTGCCCAGTCAGTTGTATCAAAGACTACTGTCTTATAGTTATGGTCTTCTTCATACAGAGTTTTGATCTGCATTAGTATGTCGTCATAGCTTTCACATAAAGGAAAGGATGACGTGTCTACATAGTTAGTACCAGACTCTGTCTTAATAAAGATAGGGTTGGGAGCTTGACTTGCAAAGGTAGTCTTACCAATGCCATCAGTACCCGATAGGTTAATCTTTATTGAAGGGATCTGTATCCCTGTTGTTACATCATTCAATAGGCTCATAATTCTGTACTCCTTTTGTAATCATTTCGTCAGCGATGAACTCAACATCATCGACTATTGTTAATATTTTTTTGACCCAAGCTGAATGTAAGCCTGGTGACACCTCTGCTTTGATACGATCTCGTATCTGTTCTACTACATCATTATGTGTAATCATGCTGTCTGCCTCTTAATAATAGTTACTAGATCTCTAACCATTTTTTTACCTTCTTTTTCGGTAGGAGCAAAGTCAACTGCCATTTGTGTAAAAAAGCCTATTCCTAAATAAACTATATAAGGTACAGAAAGATTTTCTGCCTTATCAGTTACATCACATAAATCATAGTAAAACTGATCGTATGCTTTTTCTTGTTTTGTCTTCTTCGTCATATTCGTCTCCATAAAATAAATATACATTAAGTATAAGCAAATATGTTTACATGTCAAACAATTTACTATATTATTTAATAATAACTTTTGGAGAAGTATAATGAAAGCAGATAACAATGACATGGTAGATACTGCAATGGCAATGATAGGAGCTATAAATAAAGAGTATATCAATACCCTTGTTAAGACAAAGCCAGAGCCAAAGCACTCTTACGAGTTCGGCAATGATCTACTGGCTATTAAGAGACTACAAGCCTTTGTAGAATTTGTGAGGACTCATAACCCCAGTATGTTTGAGAGTGCCTACAAGCATGTTAGTGACACTATAAGAGACAATGAGTAATAAGATAAGATTCTACGCATTTGAGTCTAAAGACGATAAACACGGCGTGAAGTTTGTGCCTTATGACCAGACACCTTTCGAGTTAATTGCTATTAGAGATAACTTTGATACCAAGGGAATGTTTAGTAAAATGAAAGCTAACACAGAAGGATATCTTCCTACCTATAATCCAGATAAGAATTATTCAGGAAACTTACAGGACTTACAGGCTAAATTAGGATACTGGCCTATACCTTTGACACATCAATTTGTGTATGAGGATATAGAAATACAATACGACGAGGTTTGGACGAAGGAAACTTCCAAGCCAGATTATAAACATAGATGGGATATAGAGGAGTTTAAGCATTTTTATGAGTAAAGGCAGTAGAGACAGGACTAAAGATAAGGACGCTTTTAACGAGTCGTTTGATCGCATCTTTAAAAAGAAAGAAAGACCAATAGAAGAACTAAAGAACGTAACTGAAGAAAAAAAGGAAAATAAACAATGGAAAAAATAGAAGAACTAGAGAATTATAAATCAGAAGTAAGAGGCGAAGCCCTTATATATGCAGACATACCTAACGAGATATACCATTCTGAGGTAGGAGTAAGCAGTAGCACCTTGCGTAAGTTTGGTCATTCGCAATTACATGCAGTTAATGAGGTGCAAAAGACCACTGATGCTATGAACTTTGGTACTGCTGCTCACTATATGTTAGTGGAGGGCGAGGAAGTATTTAACCAAGAGGTAGCTGTATTGATGGGTTCTCCTTATACCAAAATATATAAAGAGAACAAAGCAGACATGTTAGAGCGTTATGACTGCGTGATTAAAGAGGTAGAGCTAAACCATATCAAAGGCATGAAGGCCAATATCATTGATGACTGCAACCAGTATTTACAAGCAGACGGTAAGTTGCCAGAGGCTAGTTTCTTCTGGTATGAGGATAAGATTCTTTGTAAGTGTAGACCAGATTTAATCTGTCCTCCTTTTAAGACTGCTAGTGTTCCTGGTGAGATATATGTTGTTGACTATAAGACAACCAAGTCTTGCGACCCTAAAGAGTTTGCTGATTCAGTTAAGCATTGGGGCTATGACATGCAAGCGGCATGGTATCGTAGAGGTATGCAGAAGGCTGGATACAAGGTTAAGGAGTTTTCTTTTGTTGCTCAAGAGAAACTACCACCTTATGCCAGTAAAGTATTTGTTATTACAGATGAACAGATGGATAATGCTTGGAAACGTATGGAAGTATTCTTAGCTTCTTATAACAAGTACCTAGATGATGGCGAAACAACCATATATAACTCAGACAGTATTGTCACTTTAGATTTAGAGGATTGAATGAAATACATAAGCAACTTAATTAGCAGATTCTTAGAATGGTCACTACGAAGGACTGAGGAAAAGCTAATGAGAAAAAAGAAATGAATGAACTGATAGAAGAGATCATAGCTGAGATCAAAAGAGATATTGCTCTAGATAATATGATGGCCCTCAGAGATATGCTAACCCTGCTGTTAGAGAATGGAGAGAACAAACATATACTGACTCGCTACCTATCTGAGTTTCCAGAACTACGAGAAGAGTACAAGGACAAGACATGAATGACC